ATGCGAGGTCACAACAAGTACGGATTTCAGCACCCGTCCAATTGGAATCGTCAGGCAGAGTCCGAATCTGCGACGGCTCCAATTCGTATTTCTTGATGTAATACTGCCAGATCGCTTCCCGTTCCGATTCCGAAGGCAGATCGAAGAAGTACGTTCCATAGCTGAACCGTCGTCGGAGTGCGGTTGGAATGTTCAAGACCGAGTTGCACGTTGCAATCCACAGTGCATTGTTGTTGCTGATTGCCGAGATCACCTTGAGGGCATTTCGGACATTCGCTTCCGAGGCACCCACCAAACTTTCCTTCATCGAATTGGAATCCCAGGCCACGGTAGGGATGCTGGCTTCCTTGCCCACGGCTTTGCTAATCATACTCTTGCCAGTGCCCGGTCCCCCTACGAGCAAAAGTCCTCGTGCATTCTGATTCTGCATTTCGGTCAGCATCACACCGAGGATACCTTGGGACACACCCGACGTGTCGCCACCACTTCCACCGGCGAACATCTTCTCGGCTTCGTCAATCCAGATCACAGCATTCGGCTTCTTGCGGCCATGAATGATTCGACCGAAGAATTCCTTGATGAATCCCAGACCACGAACCGAATTGAAATCTTCGTCCCCATCCCAAACCGACAATCCTTTGGTTAGGGCGACTTGCTTTCGTTTGTTCTCCAATAGGTGGTCATGGTCGATCCCCGTGCTTCGGAGTGCCATGGCAACAGCTTGCTCGGCGGCGAAGGCATTCAACCCCCGAACGGATTCCACAGCTTGCTTGACTTCCTCGGTCGGCAACGGCTCCAACCCCTTATCGACTCGGGACTGGTCACACACCTTGACCACTTCAATCAATCGGGTTTCATCGGGCAACGGCTCGTCGATCACTACCACGTCATCTTTCAGGTAATCAGGCAACTGAACCGTGCTGCCCAACAGGACAAGCATTCTTCGATTTTGCTTGAACAAATCCCGAAGGTTGGCAATACCTTGACCAAACACCGGGGACAAGTTCCAATACAACCCGGCGTTGTGGATGAAGATGATCGTATTGTCGGGGGCGTTCGGAGCGTTGCCCAACAGCACACCCGGTTGTCCGATGGTTTCCTCTCCACCCACGGCATCAGCAGCGGTTCGACCTTCGTTGTTGACTGGCAACACACCTCGGGCCATGTCCCACTGAATAATAGGAACCGTCACACCATTCGATCCGAGTTCCTTGGCGATGGTTCGGACAGTTGATGCAGCATCGGGGGTGTTGATTGCCAACAGAGGAACACTGACCCGGCGAGCGTGCTTGATTTTGGTGAGCCAATCGTCCATTGTAAAATTTCCTGTATTTGGGTTTGGGTTTTGTTCTCTCACTGCCTCTTATTATACCATTGTCGGCAATAATTACAAGTGGTATTTTAGAAATCGTAGAAAATTTTCCATAATAATGTTCACTCGGGCTGTGTACAAGCCGCGAGACTCATGGACGTGTGGGGTTTGGGTACAAGGAAAGGTGACGCAAACCGAACCCGTCGAGGTTTCTGGGTTTTGCCTAACCGCTTGAGTTTGATCACGTCGATCCCAGGGGCAAACCGATCAATCAGGTCGAGTAACAATTGACAGAACGTGGGCCCATGGGATTCGATCAGGGTATTGCGGGCAATCGTTTTATTCCGAAGTAAAGAATGACACACCTCGTGGAGAACGTAACCCACAACCCGAGACCACGGCGGCAGAATGATGTAATGGCCGGTGGGGTGGTAGCCTGCGTTACGGCCCGACTTTCGTATCGTGACTGTAGGCGGATACTGAGTGGGAAAGTATGTCTTCCAGATTTCATCGACCAACTGCCGACACTCTGATTCGGTAAGTTGTCGCTGTAACCCAGGGTTTTCGTCGATAATCCTGTGATTCCAACGATAGACAGCGGATCGCTGATTGTCGCGTGACTGTGCCATTGGGTTTTTCTCCACTGATAAGTTTTGGGTTAGTGGGTCGTTGTGCTTCTTATTATACCATTATCGGCAATAACCGTCAATGGGGTCCAAAAAAATCTGATTATTTTTTCATCGAAATGTTTATGCACCAGATGTGGATAGAAAAATACCCCCACACCAGAAGGAGATAACTGGTATGGGGGCAAACAAACGGAAGTCAAAATAGAAAATCACCCAGACAATTTGGAATCGAGTCCAGACAATTTCGGAATCATGGATGGAATTTTTCCAAGTCAAGTTGTCGAAAATAATCAATCGTGTACGACAGCCCTTGTCGAAGTACAACCTTCGGTTCCCACTGCAACCACTCCTTGGCTTTGGAAATATCTGGGCGTCGTTGAGTCGGATCATCCTGGGGCAATGGCTCATACACAATCTTGGATTTGGTTTTCGTCATCTCAATCACATTATTTGCCAACTGATTGATTGTGAATTCAGTCGGATTACCCAGATTAACAGGTGTGAATGGCCCCTGATTCATCAACCACACCAACCCGTCAACCAAATCACTGACGTAACAGAACGATCGGGTTTGAGTTCCGTCCCCATAAATCGTAATGTCTTGTCCTAGAAGTGCCTGCCGAATGAAATTGGACACAACCCTGCCATCATACGGGTGCATCTTTGGTCCATAAGTATTGAAGATGCGAGCAATCCGAATGTTGGTATGGTGTTCTCGATGATAATCCATGAAAATCGTTTCGGCCGCACGCTTGCCATTGTCGTAACACCCACGAACCCCTACTGGATTCACGTTACCCCAATAGGATTCCGTTTGTGGATGCTGGAGCGGCTCACCATACACTTCACTGGTCGAGGCTTGCAACACGGTAGCTCTACAACGGACAGCCAATTCAAGAACATTGTAGGCACCAAAGACACTGGATTTCCACGTGCCAATAGGATCGTCTTGATAATGCACCGGAGAAGCTGGGCACGCCAGATTGTAGATTTGGTCAACGTAAAAATCCATCGGCTGACATACATCTTGCCGAATGAATTGGAAGTTTGGCCACTTGAGAAGATCACGTATGTTTTCCTTTGATCCGGTATACAGGTTGTCGAGACAAACTACATCATGTCCCTGCTCAACAAGTCGTTGGCACAGATGCGTACCAATGAACCCAGCACCACCTGTTACTAGAATTCGTTTATGACTCACTGACGGCTCTCCCTTCATCAACAGTCAATTCATTCATGGTTTTCTCACTAACAAAAAATCAGGGGCACCCGTAGCCCGACGCTCATGGCCCAATAATGGGAGAGGAAAACTCTACCACAGATGCCCCTGCGGGGATCATTCTTCTTCCGGAAACAACTCAAACAAATGGGTGTGGGCATTTTCTGTACGCATGACATCTTGTACTATACCCACACCATCATACCCTTTTTGTTGAATAGCGACGTCACAAAGCCTAGATGCTGTCACATATTCTTGGACAGCATCGTAGACTTCCCGCAACCGCTCTTGGGAAATTTCGTTGTTCATGGTTGAGACCAAACTGGGATTCTGTAACTAAATCACCGTAAAAATGATGCCAACGAATGCTACGATACCAATGACAATCATAATTGGGTCGTACCATCGAAATTTATCGTACATGATTCTTCTCCATTAGTGTACTGAGTCGGGCGGGGTGTCATACCCCAACGGATTAGTGGCAATCCAATTCCACGTCGATTCTACCATGTAATGTAGCTCTGGGAACTGGGGAGTCCAATTCAATTTTTGTCGTGCTAAAGTATTATCGGCACAAAGTCTGGCAGGATCACCCGGTTTTCTTTTGGCACTTTTCCAAAAGATTGGTGATCCGGCCACTTTTTTGCACATATTCAAAACTTCGAGAACCGAATAACCCCTACCATTCCCCAGGTTAAAGGCTTGAAATTCCCCTTCCTGGACCACATTCAAGGCAGCAACATGGGCAGAGACCAAATCCGTGACGTGTATATAGTCTCGAATACACGTCCCATCTGGGGTATCAAAATCTTTTCCGTACACCACGAATTTAGCTTGTCGATATGCACAACGCAAGAGGACAGGGATCAAATGGGTTTCCGGCCGATGGTCTTCTCCCAGGCCGAACATATCCTCGCACCCGGCCGCATTGAAATACCGTAAGGCCACGATCCCACGTCGATACACACTACAAGCCATGGATCGTAGGAACAACTCGGCAGCCAGCTTCGAGTGCCCATACGGACTAACCGGCCATTGGGGCGTGGTTTCCGTGATAATCTGATCTGTGTTTCCGTAGGTGGCACAGGAGGACGAAAAGATCATATAGGGCGTCCCAGCACACAGCATGGCACGCATCAAATCCATCGTCCCCAGGGTGTTGTTATCCCAGTATTTTAGTGGGTTCTTGAACGACTTCCGAACGTAGGCGTTGGCAGCGAAGTGCATCACACAGTCGATTTTGTGTATTTTCAACATCCGGGTCATCAAGGCGATGTCTTCGATGTGTGCCTTGTAGAACCTCGCCTTGGGATGCACTGCGGCTCGATGTCCTTCTGAAAGATTATCAACGACAAACACCTTGTGCTTATCAGAAACCAGTCGTCGAACCACGTGCGAGCCAATATAGCCCGCACCGCCCGTTACAAGAATTCGCATGATCTACAAATTGTATTGATGTTGGATTTTCAAGACGGCATGAGATAAAAGTTGAATGTATTTTTTGCCCATGCCCGAGACGTTTTGAATTTGTGCCAACCGAAATTGAAATAAATCCCGTAATGTCTGACAGTCAAGTTGACATTCCAGTAGGTTGATTGCTTTTTCTGGCACCCCGTATTCTTCCAACACCATTACGTGTTCGTCTAGTATAGTAGTTGTCACAGTTCAACCACCCTTCCTAATCGGTATTCTGGGATGTCCGTATTGATTATGATTTGCACATCCAGTTGCTCGGCCAGTTCTTGCAGCAACTGCCGGGTTCTCGCACGGTTTTCTTCACCCCGAATGTTGGAAAAGGGTTCATCCAAGATCAAAAGTTTGCGTCGTTGGGGTTGTGTCAAAAGCAAACAACTCAACCGTAACGCAAGACTCGCCACGTCAAGGACACCACCCCCGACTTCATTCAGCGGGTCGGTTAGTTCGATGCCGTCACGAAGGAAAACCAGAGTGGCTTCTGTCTTACCCCGTTTAATGTCTACTCGGATTTCAAAGTCATAAGCAAAATCCGAAAACACGGTCTTCAAGCATTGGGATACGACCGAGGAAATCTGCGCCTGGGCGCGTTGTTGCGTCTCCTGGGCAATTGCCTGAACAATGACTTGGGCCTCTTGGGTGTCGGCAAGCACCATCTTGATCGTGGCCAACTCCCTTGTTTCCTTTTCCTTGGCGGCCACGGCAGTTCGATGTTCAAGCAATAACCCATTAGCGCGATTACGGTAATCGTTAATCACGAAGCTGTTCCTTCCATTTCGATTCAAACTCTTTTAGCTGGGCATCAAACAACTTGTCGGCTTTGGCGAGCTTGGCATCGAGTTCAGACAATTTAGATTCTCCCTCTTCCACGGACGAACATTCAAATTCATCCCGTAGTTTTTTCATCAGCCCTTCGAGTTGACCTTCAGCGCGGTCGGCCTCTCGTTGGCAATCACTAATCTTGTTTTTGAATTGTTGGAATTGTTCCAGATTCATCGTTTTAAGCGTGGAGACTGCCTCCTTTAGGGGGCAGAGGAAACGCTTCCTTTTCTTTCTTTTTTGTATTGACTAATTCCTACGTATTCCGATTAAATTATCTTGCCAGCAAGGGTATATCCGCTGCTGGTGGGCCTCCGTCAATGGGCCTATCGTAACCTCTTATGAGAGTTACAATCTACCCGCTTTAGCGGGTGGTGGTTGATAATAATCGGCATCTTGCAGACCTGCCCACGCATATAAATCGTGACAAATCGATTTGAGCTTATAGGCAAACGAGATTTTAAGGGCAGATACCTTGTATTGTTCCAAGGCTTCGACTAAGAAATTGGCGTAAGAGTCTTTGCCTACGTTGGAGTAGTGGCCGAGACCGATAAAGATTGGGCTAGGCATAGGAAATCTTCTATAAGTTTTTCGATGTCGTGTTATAGGGGATTTACAATGGAATAACTACCCTTCCAACGCATCTATCAAGATTTCCTTGACAGTTGCTGACACAGAATGGGTTTCCATGTACCGATTGACTGTCTCGACGAAGTCAAATGGCTTAGATTCCAGGGTTTTGAGCTTGGCCAGGAAGACATTCAAATCTTCACTAATTGACTCATCATCCCTAGCCATTTCGACTTGGGGCACCCATTTCGTTTCACTGGTGTCCAACCTGTAAGGCTTTAATTGACACACCCCCTCTTCATCCCGATATAGAAACCCCACAGTAGCTTCGGTGGATTTCTCGTCTACCTTCCGTTGGATCAGGCACCCCGGATTGATTAGATGGCAATCCCCGATCTTACAAGTGAACGGACGATGGTTATCTCCGAAGACAGCCGCCTGGAAGCCCTGGAGAGCCTCCTGTAAGCATTCCGTCCTGGCATCCATTGGAGCACCCACGTACCCGCTACCGCTCATCCAGACGTATTTGTGTGCCACTGCAAGGTGCGTCCGGCCTGGGGTGTCGGTGAACTTGATCTCAGACAGCCAAGGAAACCCATGCAAAACCAAATCCCCTACTACTGGGGTAGGTTTATCAATATGATAGAGAATACCCGCCTCCACCATGGTCCAGTAGGCAGACCGATGAACATCCTCGATCCGGTGATTGGGTAGGTCGTGCTGGCCTGGAATGGAATAGCCGACAGGCAATTTGGAGATCGCCCAATTGACCAATTCTTGGGTCGGGGTGTACCACTTATCGAAAATGTCCCCGGCATAGACAACCGTGGGCACCTTGAGTTTGGTTTTGAGGGCTTTAAGTTGATCGAGAATAGCACCCTGGGCGTCGAGCCAACTGGGTTCAACAGCACGGGCACGAGGGGCCTTCAAGGTCAGATGAATGTCCGAACACAGTAAAGCTAACGGTTCAATCGCCATTCCATTCACTCCCACAGACAGGACAAACACCACCGAATTCGGTTTTGAATCGTTCCTTCAACTTCGACAACTTGGCGGTGGTTTGTTCCATGTTGCTTTGAACGGATCGAATGTCTGAAAGAAGAGTTCGCAAATTACGAACTTGGCGTTGATCCTGTTTTAGATCGTCAACCATGATTTCCAAAACAGACAGATTAGGCACCTTCCGTTTGGCTTTCTTTTCGACGATCCCGATGTAGTCAATCAGTTTCCGAAGGCTTAGGATACTGGCTTGGAGATCGAATTTAGCCTTGCCTGCCTTGATAACAGCCTCGGCATCATTCACCTTATCAACCAGTGATTCCCTACGCTTGATTTGGGTTGCAAGATCGGATAAACAACCAGCTAGACTGTAGGCACGTTGTCTTGCCTTTTTGATCTTGGCATCTCTGGTTTCCAAGACCGATAGTTCTTCATCCAATTCCTTGACGAATGAAGTTTGCTCAACCAATTCCGTTGCATCGTCCAGTCGTTGTTGGGTTACGTCGAGTGCCGCTTTCCTACTGCGAATGTCGGCAGACAATTTCTTCGTAACCCGGTCGATTACTTCCAGGTCCACGATCTTATTGAGTTGCCTGCCGACTTCTGGTGCAGATAGACTGAACCAAAACGGAGGATCGTGCTGTTGTTGAAAATTGATTTCATCCAGATTGACTAGAGCCTGGACTGCATTGGGCACGTCATTTCCAAACGCCCGATACGTTTTCTCTTTACCTATCTGGTAAAGGTTATCGGATTTGTCTCGATGGCGTCTGACTGCGGTCTTTCCGAATTTAGCAGCAACAGTCATCGAGGATTCGCCGACTCGCATAAACCCATCGCCTCTGGGTTTATTCAAGGCGAGCCATCGGATAGCCCTTAACAATGACGATTTTCCGACATCGCTTTGACCAATAATCGACGTAATCTTGGGATCAAAAATCAAATCCACATCTTTATGGATTTGAAAATTTCGTATTCGTAATCGTTGTAGCATATTAAAAATGAATCATGTCACGTTTGGTCCCGTCTAACCCTGTCACATCGTAACCCGTTCAGTCCAGCCACGTCTAGTTACGTCTAGTTTTTTCCGAACGAAAAATCAATAAAACCAATCAGGTCTTGTCGAATTGGGTCTGGTCCGACCGAGTCATGTCCCATCGCATCTTGTCACGACCTCATAAGTTTGACAAGATCAGTGGACGGCGGCTCAATAAACAGTTTGTCATCAACATTTTTTTCAAGTTGATGCCGAAAAGCTGTACCACCACACAAACGAATCATCCCAGTAATGGCTGTTAACACGGTAAAATCGCGTCGTTGATCCTCATTCAATTTCGTATATTCAACAGCCTTCGTAACTCTGATAGCTCTGGAAGATCGTCGTTTAGCTGACCCAACCAGATCACGGATTTTTGTCAATTTTTCTCCGTCATTCAAACACAACCACGCTTGCTTATCCCGATCCCAACTCCAAACAACACCGTGGTCTCGTTCGACTGCATGAATCGCTGAATTGACATTCCCATAACCCAGGGAATTAACGTCACACGATCTACCGATGATGTGCTTCATTTCATCACGGGTAATTGTGTCACCGGGAACACCTTCTTTCAAACGCTCAATAGCTCTGGCGGTATGGATTCCCATGATACCGAAGAACTTACCCTGTTGCACTTGTTGTTCCATTGCATTGTCCTTTGATTAAAAAGGGGTAGTAAAAAATCATGTCTTGGCTTGTCGTATCGAATCAGAACTTGTTGCATCCGGTCGAATCCTATCATGCCATATCACATTGAGACATATCATATCTTGTCAGGCCCAATCAAGAACGATTCATCTATATTGCAGGGTTGAAAAAATCTTGTCTTGTACTGTTGAATCAGGTTGTATCCGGTCAGACCCAATCGTATCTCGTCTGGTCTTTCCTGGACAGGAACAATTTCTCTGTATTGATGAGTTGAAAAAATCATGTCTTGGCTTGTCCAGTCGAATCCCGTCAAATCGGGTCTCGTTCAGTCGGGGCAGGTAATGTCTAATCACATCGAGCCAAGTCTTGTCGGAACCAGTCCAATCAGGTAGTAAAAATCTGTATCCAAAGGGTTGAAAAAAATCATGTCTTGTTTCATCGGATCGAATACTGTCTTATCATTTTGTATCGAGTCAAATCCTATCATGTCGAACCGAGTCATGTCACGAACGATTCCTCTGTATTGATGAGTTGAAAAAATCTTGTCTTGTGGTGTCGAATTGCATCATAACAAATCATGTCCCGTCTCATCGGATGCGGTGTCATCCTATCCCAACTTGTCCCGTGTTGGCTAGTTACATCCCGTCGTAGCTCATCTTGTCGCGTCACGTCGCAATCATAAAAATCTAAGATCACATCTCGATTTCTTTCGAGGACAGATTCTCAACGGCGAACCTGCCATTGATACCGCCATTCTCGACTCGCATGGACCCAAACCCAACGAACTTCCCAGCCGCCGTGATGTGGCGACGGAAAACATCCTCGGTGATCTTCGAGTCGAACAAGTACGCCTCACCCTTACTTCGCCACTCATGAATGGTCGGGAAGATTCGGACAACCCGCTTCTTGCTACCACGTTGACCATCGCTCGGGGCAAAAATCTCAATCGGCTCCACGTCGTCAATGGTCAACGTCTTCCCCTTGGAATCAACCAGAAGCATCTTCTCCGTAACCAGAACACCCGACGTGAACCGCTTCGTGAACGTCTTCTTCCCTTCGCCAGGAATCGACATAGACAACCAACGGGCTGCGGATTCCAAGCAATTCTTCAACGCGAACGGCTGAATGAAGCACTGACCATCAGTAGTCAGGTGGACTTTTTGCTGCCAAGTCCGAAATTCCTTCTGCTCATGGGTTTCATCGTCCCGTTTCTTTTCCGTGACATTCTTACCGAACATCAGGTCGGAAACACCAATGATCTCAAAACTAACGCACAACATAACGAATCTCCTAAAACTAGAGGTTAAAAATGTGAGTATCCCCGGAATGACTCATGCCATGTAATGGGATGTTCTCACGTACTATCTAGTTATCGGCAAGTTTGTCGTCTACAACACCAGAATTATCTGTCTCGGTCGAATTTTGAATGTCAAATCCAGTTAAAGCACGCATAGAAATTCCAGCCAGCATTTTGGCTTCGGCTGCAATCTGGTCGGCACGGATCACCGAACACGGCTTATCCTTCGAGAGCTTGACACCTGCCACGGTATTGACCAGACTGATAAACAAATTTGTGTAGACCCGCTCCAAGTGTAGCTGTATCTGCATCTCACGGTTTTGTTCTTGTTCCCCGATAATAGGAATGTTGCTCATTCGTCGTAAAGTCCTTTTGTTTGTACACGCCGACAATACTCTGCGATCAACAGCGCGTCGGCGAGTGCGTGCGTGACCTTCTCTTTAGGAAACAATCCCTGCGCCTTGGCTTTGTTGATTACTTTTTTCTGGGACGGCTCTAGTTTTGTCCCAGTATTCCAAAGCAGACTATAACTCTTCTGCCAACATTGTGGCGTAACTTCTTCAAACGGGGTCTGCGAAGCCGTCAATGCCATACGCACTAATCCATAGTACGTTCCGAAGGTGAACATAGACACAACACCCTGATGTGGCATTGAGTGTACTTTCTCCAATAGCGCAAACCGCTCTCTCCACTTAAATTGGTCAAACCACTGCCAAATATCAGTGTCGGTTTCTGGCATTTTCACTACACTGATGACGTGACCCTGAGTATCCAGAGCAGCAAGACCACCATTTTTTCCAGGATCAACGCCAATAAAACAACCCAGATTAGTTTTCGACATTATTTAGGCTCGAAGTAAATTCGGGTACTGACTTGTAAATCCGGTCGTTGGGATCGGGCATGACGGTCATTCAAGGAACCATCGACGCCCAGGCTACCCGACACTTTACATCCGGCAAACAACACGACACAAAGCAAAATCCATTTCATGTCAAACTCCTTTTTGAATTGGTTCGTCTTAATCCTCGGAATCTTCCATATCCTCGTCTTCATCACAGTCATCGTCGTCACAAAACGCGGGATCAAGAGTGGTTTCGATAACGGCATCTGCTAATCGGTCTATGGATCGGGCAATTCTGTACAATCCATCAACCACGTTCGCCGGTTGAAGGTTACTGTCTGATTCGTTAGTAGAAATAAGAACACTACGAATTGCCGCAGCCAGAGCATCAACTTGTCCTGAATCAGCCATTAGTTTCATCCTTTTGCTTAACCACGGGAACTTTAGATTCTTGCGACGCCAATACTTGTCGAACAGCCACTTTTTCAGCATGAATCATTTCCGACCTATGAAAGTATACATCCCAATTAAATGCGTATTGCAGCCGTTCAAACAAATGTTTCACATTGATTTCAATAGTTTCTTGGCCCAACGACTTTTTCGCTTCCAAAAAACAATGATTACAACACACAGATTGCCAAAACTCTTTTTCAGGTGTTGGGGGATTTTCCAGTCGAACCTTCAAACACGTAAAAAAATAATCCAAATGAGTTGTATTACAAAATGGACAATACCTAGTTTGAAGTTGGGATTTGGATAAAAAATTTATACAATCTTTTGTTGTGGATGCCGACACCAAATGAAATGGTCCCCACTCAGGTAAAACATCGTCTTGCCAAATTTTATTATAAATCATCCTTTTGTCCTTTTTGGTTTTGGTAATGAATGGATTCCTAAATCATACAACAACTTGTTCCACTGCCTATAATCTATCATACAATCCACCAACTCGAAAGGGCCACACCCGGCCATAGGCAATTTCGTTAGCAGTTTGTTTCTTCGGATAATCGACACCCCATCCTTGATTTTTTTGTACCTGGACGAATCAGGGGGTAGTTTCCCAGTCAAAAACTTCACAGCGAAAACTTCACCTACCCCTTGAATACCCTGTATATTGTCCGACGTGCATCCGGCTATGGCTTTGACCTTCCACCAATGAACCGGGTCGATGAAGTGGTCCTTGAGAACCTTTTCGGCCGTGAGTGGCTTGCCCGTCATTGGATTATGGATCAGGCAATTTGGGCTTAGTAGCTGCCACAAATCCTGGTCGCTACTGACGATGATATGTTCGTCTAGCGAGTTTCCATTCTTAACGATCCATGCAAGGATGTCGTCGGCTTCGTATCCTGGTTGATAGAAAACATTCTTCCAACCGACCTGGGTTAAATACGTTTCCCGTAAAGCTTTGATCTGGACCAACAATTCCTTTCGATTGGCTTCCATTTCAGCATCGAGAACATCGTGCTTGCGATTCTGTTTGTACTCGGGACAGATTGCCGTTCGATGCTCATAGCCACCATCGAAACAGAATGCGATGTCGTGTGTGTCGTACCTGTCCTGCAAGGCGAGAACATCCCGGAGAAGACTGTAAACAATCGTCGTGGGAATATCATCATGAGACAGTCGCCGCATACCGTAAAAACTACGGTACGCTAGACACGACACATCAATCAGTAACCATGTCTTTTTCTTACCGAACAATCCGTTAGTTCCCATTGTCTTTCTCGGTAATGAGTTTGTGTGTCCGTATCAATGCACTCAACGCATCGGTGAATCGTTTGTGTGTTATATTATCCCATGCAGTTGCCCTGCCAATTTCAAACGTACTACACACCTGACCCACCTGCTCCATCAAGGCATCCAACTGATTTTTCAACAGTTGGTTGTCGTATCGGAGCTTCGCCAGTTCTTTCAGTTGATTCAGATTCATGTCAGTCCTCCCTGCTATATTTCTCTTCGCGTTTGGAATCAACCCAGTATTCTAAATCACGAATGCGATCCTCAGCTTTCTTTATTGCTTCCTGTGCCTTTTTCATATCCTCTTTTAGTTTTTTCGTAGACGCAACTAATTTGAGGTGCTCAATTTGCTGGAGGAAATCACTCATTTGTATCTCGGCTCCCGTTTAAGTGCGACGGCTTCGGCTATGGCTTGCCATTCGCCCTGGACCATCTTCCTGACTTCATCCTGTAATCCGTGAGTCTCAATAGCCTGAATCAACGACTCCCGTTTGTATTTGGCATCGGGAACCTTCAGGCCAGCAGGAACAATCACCCCGACTTTGCTCCGTTCCCATGCCTTTTCGTCTGTCATATAATCGACACATGAACCCAGGTCATCAATGCCATAACTGTGGTAAATCGGGATTATGACTTCCAATTCCCTGCCGGTTAGTCTATTTTTCTTCACCAATAATTTGACTAGACTCCCGATATGTCGGTCGGTTCCCTTGTGAGTCTTCGTCAATTTCTTCACGACACTGGACCAAATTTCCAGGGTGGCGAAGAATTGAAGGGCATGACCCCCTGACCTAGTCTTTGTGGCGTAGGACATGGGACTGATGTTGTCCCGAGTCTGGGAAATCACAATCAAAAGACTGTTTGATTGCTCTAGCCGCCCCATAACCCGTCGAAGATTCACACTGTTCAACTTGGCCTTAGATGCACCAAATGACCCCGCCGTATTTTTGCCAGTCTCGAAGCCTTCCTTCCACTTCTGAAACTTCTCTTCGTCGGCTAGGGTATCCAGGCCGTCCATGCTGTCCAACACGTAGATGAATGGCCGGTCGTCATTGAGTGCCGAATCCAAATTGAAGTAGAATTCCTCCGTGTAAGTGCTGCACAACGGCTGCCCATCAGCATCGAGCCTGGGTGGTTCAATTCGATCTGCCATTGCTTGACCAAAATATCTGGCCAAATCCATCTTGACGCCACGTTCGACATTGTCGTAGATAAATCGGTGCTCGTTGAATCGTTCGTCAATAGCCGCTTCTGCCATGCAACTAAGCGATAGCCATGTTTTTCCAGATCGGGAATCCCCAACGAGAAAGATGTAACCACCTAATGGAAATCCACCCAGATAATTATCACTACAAGCCAGATTCAAAAGCGTGCTGCCACTGCTCAACCGATCACTTGTTTTCCAGACGGGTTGTTTTCTGGGAGTTGTCAATTGTTTTTTAAGTTCGTCAGTTTGTGTTTTTGGACGTCCCATATACTCACCTAACTAAAAAGTCCAGATTGGTCTATTTTTTGTTCGTTCAATTCATCAAATAACGGATGCCGGTCGAACTCGGCTTCGATACGCTTCACCGCGATGTCGAAATACTTCTCATCGATTTCCATGCCGATGAATTTGCGGCCTTTGCGGATGCAGGCGACTCCCGTTGTGCCGCTTCCCATGCTTGACAAGGTCCCGTAAAGATGGTAGAATGCGAACAGTTCGAGTATTGCCACCTTTTTACGGAGTAGTTCGCTATGATTACGAAGGTTTGTGAGGTATGCGGCGGCACGTTTGAAGTTAAGCCGTACAGAAAGAACACGGCCCGCTTTTGCTCCAAAGCGTGTGGAGGCACTTGGCATTGTAGGACCCACATCAATATCGGACCGAAGCCTTGGTCTGCTGCCAATCTCGCGCGAAACCGCAAGCGAACGCCAAGCACATTTTCTAAGGGCAATGTTCCGTGGAATCGCGGACTTAAGGGAATCCACCTCTCGCCACATTCGCAGTTCAAAAAAGGATGCGACTCCAATCGCAAGATGCCTTTGGGAACGATTACGACTAGGCGATGTAAACGAGGTGTTCTCAGGGCGTTCATTAAAGTATCCGAACCAAATACGTGGCAATCGCTTTCTGTTTTCGTGTGGGAGCGGGAACACGGACCAATACCGCCCCGGTGTGTTATTCATCACCGAGACCGCAACCCGCTCAATGACGCACTTGACAACCTCTGCTGCATGACGCGCCGGGAACACCTCGAAGAGCACCGTGCCAACGCGATCGCTTAGGGCGAGGCAATCACCGAACGCGAGCCGTATTCCTTTGCGTTCATAATCCCATTTTATAGTCACTGACTATCTCCCATAGAAAACGACCCTGCCGCAGCCAGAGAAAGGACTAAGCTGACTACGGCAGGGCCACACTTCATCGACACTTCAGACTGCTATTCATTGTCGTCGTCAAAATCCCAGTCGTCATCGTCGTCCTCGGGATCATCGTCGTCCTCGGGATCATCGTCGTCCGGTTCGTCATCGTCTTCCGGTTCTTCGACTACCGGCTCAACAACTTTCTTCGGTGGACGGCCTCGTTTCTTCGCCGGTGCCTTCGGTGCCTCTTCAGGTTCGTCGTCATCCGTATCAGGAAGAAGCGTGACTTCATCAACAGCTACCGCCTTGTAGACTTCGTCATCCGAATCCTTCAAGGTGAGGCTGGTTCCATCTCCACTGATCCTGGTAACAACCATTTCCTCGCCTTCATACTCGACGTTGGAACCCTTCTTGATTCCCTTCGAGTCTGCCGTCAGAATGGAATCATCATCCTCGGGTTCGTCGTCATCCTCTTCGACAACCTTCTTAGGCGGCTTCTTCTTGGCCGGAGCTTCCTTCTTGGACGGTTTCTTTTCTTCCTTGTCTTCCGAATCTTCCTCGGGGATTTGGAACAAGATTTTCTTTATTTGATCGTAGGGCGTTTCAACCAAAAGATCATCCAAACAAATCCCATGCTCCAACAAGTCTTCCGGCAACCCGTTGGGGCGAGGACGGAATTCCACCGACAAGCATTGAAGACCATACGGGGGATTCTTGGAAAACTTGACATGGAGAATTGCACCCGCTTCGTGGTCGTCGAACTGGGTGATATGTTCTTCGTCGTCATCGGCATCTTGACGGAGTTCGTCCACGATCCGGCCGAACAAGTACCAGGACGACTCGAACAACTGAACGCCAGCATCTTCATCGTCACGGTTACGAACGAGCCACAACTGACGCTGACTGGGCTTCAACGACTTTTCCTCTTCCTCGGTACTGTCGGGATCACGCATCACCCGAGCCAGTTCCTCACACACCGGGCACGGCTTTCCCCACGTCTTGGCGGGGCACACCACGTACCGATTGTCCGCGCCAATGCGATGGGTGAAAAAGGTGCGCTCATAATACCAATCACCTTCATCAGCATGGGGATTTCCTTTTCCTACTTCATAAGGAACAATATCCAACCGATACTTCTTGTCTTCGGGCGCAAAAAGTTTGACTCCATCAGGAATCTTGATCGTGGTACGGCCCTTCGACTTCATAGCGGCATCCCGCCTAGCACTTCCTGCTCGACGACGTTCCTTACGTTCGGTTCTTCGTTCTTCTCTTCGGCTACTTTTGGCCATGATTACTCTCCACAATTGGTTGTTCAGACAAGTGTTTTCCTTTGTACCACCCGAATGCCGCTATCTTAAAAGCAACAAATAAAACATACGGGGCTACAAGTAAAACACCACACAAAATAAATACACAAATCCAGTTGGTCATTGTTCGGTGTCTCTCTCTTTGATATTCCTCCGTCGTCCTTTCTGTCGAATCGCTTTCGTTCGCAATTCATCAAACTTTTCTTTATTAGCCTCTTTAACTTTGGGATGACTAAAATATCCCGCGATGTACAGATCGACTTCCTTTTCCAACGCTTTCTTCCTATGCTCCATGGCAGTTACCGCTGCATCAGCTACATCCATATCATGCCGGGATGCTATGATTTCTTTCTGTGCCAATACCATCGTTGGGTCGGTGATGACTGTGGCCTTGATCGAATCTTCGGTAGTCTTCGACAAGCCGTACTTCGCAGGATCACGACGAACATCCAAACTCAACTCAGCTTCTAGAATCTTGACTCGATTCTTAGCTTCCTCGTGGTCTCTTCGTGCTTCGGCTGCCATAAGAGCATACCGCATGAAAAACTTGGGTTGATTCACCCATTCTGTTTCAAGGGCATGAATATCAACTTCAAAATCAGTTTTCTTTAGTTCTTTCTTCATCCTTCATCATTCACTTTTGGTGGAACATTCCGACAATCGGAGAAATACACGTCTCCATTTTCCAGCATCTTTTGTGTTTCGTAAGGAGCAGCAACTCGACGATACAATTCCAGTTTTACGCATTCCAAAACCCCAACCAGCCCATTGATCGTTTCATACGACGTACCCCATTGCTTTAGGCCTTGCTCCAACACAGTGCTGATGAAATAATTGATATCACCAAACGAACCTATCTGACCCTTATCCACAAAAGGCCGTCGTTCCGGTTTAATGTAAGGCATGATTGATTCCTCTACTAGATTATCGGCAATTTTACTTCAGTGATTCGTAACAAGCTAGGACCAACCCGGCATGTTTGTTGTTGAAGAATGGTTCAGAAAAACAATCGATGACTTCTACAGCCCGATCAGCCATTCTGGGATTATTTATAGCCACAGAAGCCATATATGAAAGCACAAGCATACGAATACTTTCAGATTGATCCGGCAAACCTTCTATGCGTTTTAGGATACCAGCCATCGTAGCCCAATTCATTTTGGGATTGAGAAGACCCCGAGCCACTTCAATGGCCTCGGCACCGCCATAGCCCCACGTAACGGCCTCTTCCTGTTTCTCTGGAGGCAAGTTCCGTATCTGGTCGAGGATCACTAGAGCCTTACGTGGCGATCCCTCGGCTACATTGATGATCTTATCCCGTACCGATTCGTCCAAGGGGATTGATTCGTTGGCAGAGACCTTCCCCAGCAACTCTTCCATTTCCTTGTCGGCCAATGGCTTGAGTTTGATTTCAGTCGCCCTGGTCATCAGGGTCTTGATTAACTTCTGGGGATCGGTCGTAGCCAGAATAAAATAGACGTGGTCCGGAGTATCTTCCAGGAGCTTCAACAGTCCTTGCATGGCCGCCGAAGAAAGGCCGTGGGACTCGTCCAATAACCAAACTCTTGTTTCCCCATTGACAGGAGACAACCCCACCTTGGACCGAAGATCACGAACCATATCAATACCACCAAAGTCAGCAGTATTGAGTTCGCGGTAATCCATATCGGAGCATTTCAACTGGTGTCGAATGATCCGAGCCAAGGTTGTCTTACCACAGCCGCTTGGACCAGTTAACAAAAGAAAATGGGGAACTTTCTTTTCCTTGAAGAATCCAGCTAGGGTTCGCAAGGCATCCCGATTTCCTACCACATCCTTGAACGTGGTGGGTCGATATTTCTTATAGAGTTCAGTCATAGTGACTCCAACCATTTTGTGAATTTATACATGCGCCTTGACCATCGACGACACACTCGTCGCCAATACAAAATATCCTGATTTATTTCAAAATCCGGGCAATTGCCTTTATTCTTGCAATCACACAAAACATAAGGTTTGTGCCACGTTCCTGTAATTACATCCAATTCATCAGGCCCAGGAGAAATGTTGCACCAATGTATATACCCAAACATTCGTTTGTGTTTGCACCATTCGCACACAGTTTTCAGAGTTATTGGTTTGTTCACTTAATCACCCCAGCCACCACTTTAATGAACCGCCCTTTAGAATCCCTGGGAGCACGTTTGGCTTCATTCCGAAGTTCTTGTCGCACCCATTCTGGTATTATTCCAATCCGTTGATGCAGCCAGGGAATTTCAGTACCAGGATCGAGTTTCTTTACACCATCCAAAGGTACATTGATTTCCTTATTCGTAAGACCACGGCGAACTTTGACAACAGGAATGGTCTTGGTCCATTGGAAATCATTATTCGATCCATAATCACCAAACGTGGTTTTACCCTCATACACCACCCCCAAACCCGAAACCCATGCCACATACGGATGACATTCCACTGATTTATAGGTAGACTGGGCCACTGACAAATCCGGACGATAACTACAAACAAGATCATGGGTCACTTCAACCCGATCACCGATTTTCAAATCCGTCCACCGTTGCTTCGACATGGCTAGGCTCCTTTGTTTCCCATTTTGTACCCATGAATGTAATTCCACCCGGAACAAACGACAGCAAGGCCAACGACCGAGCAAGATCGTTGAATGCTTGTGCCGTCTTCCCTTCTGTCTTATGGAGAAGGTGTTCCATGCGATAACAAAAATCGCTCTGGTTGATTTCGTTGATTAGCTTTTGTCGTTCATCAAACGAAAATGGTCTATACCGCTCAACCCATAACGGAACGGCAATCATTAACATATCAGGAAGTAAGTGATTCATACGCCTTTTTCTCCCACCAATTAACCGCACTGGCTTCTACTTCTACCAGCAACGGCACAATGATCCACGACCAGTGTTTCCGAATTTCCTGGGTCATGACTTCCCGTGCCATATTAACATAATCGACAAGTTCTGATTCGTGAACGTCAGCAATTATGCTGTCGTGAATCTGCCCGACGATTTTTGTTTTCATCCCCCGAGTCCGATTCATCAACTGTATCAAACTCCACAACAGACAATGGAAGGCAGGCCCCTGGATCGGGTAATTGAAGACGTGGTTCCGCTTTAAGACGCCAGAACAACGAAACCCGGTCATGGTATCAAAATAACCACGTTTTTGATAGGCTTCGTACCACTTGTGCCTGCGTTCATCCCATGTAGGAAATCGGTCATTGAAATCCTCTTCGACCCGTTTGATGTGGCCTTCAAACGTGTTTCGTCCTGGCTTCTCTCGTGGATTGCAATTCCCCAGTCTCAAAATACCCTTGGACCGAAGATGATCGAAAAGTGGTGTTCCGTCCTTGGTTTTCAGATCAGCATTCCCAATCGAATCCCAAAGGTTCCTGGCACACGACACGTAATACGAGCCATAGAAGATCGGGAACACGAATTGATTCTTGGCGTAGAACCGAGATTCCTTCGTCACTTCGTCATCGGTGAGCATGTAGCATTCTTTTGCCATGTCCCGGTGCATGTCCAGCTTTGGGTTGTTTGCGAATGCTATCAAATTTGGATCACGGTAGAGGCAAGTGATGATTTTATATTCGAGAGCAGAAAAATCAATCTCGACTAATACGTGATTTTTTCTAGGGATGAAACAACGACGAATCATTTTGCCTAGCTTAGGATCACGTATAGGAAGGTTTTGGAAGTTCGGACCCGAGGACGAATTATGGACACAGATTTCATTAGCAATAAAATTGTGTTCACCCTCTACCTCAATGTCATACACATCTACTTCGTCAGGGAGTTCCTCGATCCAGGTGATTGTCTGTCCGGTCAACACCTTCGTGCCAACCGGGATTTCACAAGCAGGAACATAAAACCCATTGGGCATACGGATTTTGTGTTCGGGTGTCACATCCAAATGCTTAGGTTTGTCATCATCCAGCCAATGCAGACGGATAACTTTACGAGTCCCAGTCTTACCAATCCAGGTAACTTGCCGCAAAACCCTATTCAAATTATTATCGTAACAACAAACCAAGTCACCACGTCGCAACCGTTCAATGGGGTATTGATCTACGTCATTAAATTTATTCCAGACAAAATCAATCAGAGTGCCTTTGGCCACACATGACCGAAATGTTTCCACCAAATGCAAATTGAATGACGGTCGCAGAAACCCATCCACCACTTCCGAGGAAATGCCTCGTAGGTAAGTGCTTTTGAGTTTCTTCAATTTGGCCAGTTGAAGATACAATTTGACGAACGGAGAATCAATGTGTGCCAGAGTTCCTTCGTCGCTACTGTATCGTCCTGTGGCAGTCTTGTGTTGTGATTCATACCCCATATCCTCGAATAGTACCGAAGCTAACTGGGGTCGGCTGTCCAGATTCGACTTTGTTCCGTACCGACGCTTCCAGACTTTC